TAGATTGCCTTGTCTCCCCATCATCCAAGCCGGGAAGAATGTTGATGCAAACTCTGACTTAGAATGTCTAGGGGGTAAACATACTATGAGTCTTTTGAGTTTGCCTTCTGCAATCTTGTTAAATTTATCTGCAATAATTTTATGATGTCTGCCTTCTATAAAGTCAGGCCACATGTGATTAACGAAAGAGATAAAATCGTTTTGGCAAGAATCTTGTTTTTCTAGTTGATCGTATCGATTTATCAAGGCTAAGGCTTCTGCCTTGTCTTGCTCAGATAGTATGTCAAAGTCTTTGTACGATACGTCGCTCATAGTCGAGTTAGGTGGTCAGGTAGTGACGTATAAACCACCCAACTCTAAGCCTATGGGCCTGTGGGTAGTATTGCACATCGTTATACTTCATGCCATGGTTCATTTTTAAATAGTAAACTTTCAGCTTCGCGTCTGCGTATCAATCCCTGGAGCGTCTCTCCTCCGGCCTTGTTCCAGCGTTTCATTTCGCTAGGCACTTTTTCGTACTCGCTGTTGTTTAAAACTTTAAGCATGGTTGAGCTGCGAAGGTTGGATCCACCAAGATTAAAAGTCCAGGCTACTAAAGCGTCAAATTGATTTTGCGAAAGGGGCACCTCAACACATTTGTTCACTTCTTCTTCAAAATCCGCTATGTCCTCTAGCAATAATGCCTCTGCTCTGTCCTGTGATATTTCCATATCCATAGTGACTCCGCGTGTTGATCCATAACCAATGGTAGGTACTCCCGCGCTGCATTTATATGCTTGTAATTTACAACCTTCAAAACGCTTTATAAGCGCGATGCCTTCTTGTGATATTTCCATATTACTCTCCCCATTTTTTAACTTTTGTGCCGCCGTGATAATCGACAGCAAGATTTTCTTTTTTAAGTAAATCAGCGATGTTACCTTTTTCACAAAAGACATCCGCTAATACTCTCCCATATTTATCTGTTCCATAAGATCTAATTGTAATATCTCCCACCAACCAATCTTTAAGTTTTTGTTTTGCTTGTAAACCAAGTTCTTTTTCTTTAGCTCTTTCTGGGTATCTCTTAATATTGATCCGGCTCTCCGGGGTATCAATGCCATTTATACGGACGGCTTTATTGTGTAATTGCACCGAGAAGCCAAGGTCTATAGTCTTTAGCCTTATAGTGTCTCCATCTGTTACAGATTTTAATTTACATTTATAAACAAAAGCGTCTGGTGATTTACTCATTATTTTCTCCTGGTTTAGTTGTGACAGTCCTGTAATACACAACAACTTCTTTCAGTTCTTTTATGTATCTTTTAAGCTCTTGCATGTTATACGCCATCAACTCGTAATCTGGTACGGACATCGCAAAAAATACTACAGCTCCCTCTTCTTTTTCAACTCTTTGTAAAAACTCTTCTATGTTTTTTTCTGATACCACATACCAATATGGATCTTTAAGATCTACGGCCCTGGGTAATATCGGTTGTACGATATTTCTTTCTATCGGCTTTGTGACTATTTCTACTTTTTTACTTGGTATCAGGCTGCAACTGCAAGCCATCGTCAAGACTGTCAATGCCAACAGTGTCTTTTTCAATGCTATCAAATACATCTTTAGTTCCTTTGTTTGCCCTGGTTTCAATCAACCCAGGTTTTGCTATCGCTAATTTAGTTAGATTGTGACGTTTAAATATGTCCAAGTATCTACTCATTTCAGCTTCGATTTGTTGATTTTTAGATTGTAAGTTTAGTAACGATGATGTTTGTAAAGCAAAATCATTTTGCAAACTTTCTATGGCTGCCTTTTGTTCGGCGTCCCGGAGTTCAAAAGCATCATTCAGAGCAGATAGTCTTGAGTTTTGCCAATACAATACCGAACATATAAAGACTAAAACCCCAATAACACCTAATAAAATTTTACTCATGTTTTTCCTTTTTAGTGATTTTAATACATTTTTACAATAATTTGCATCTTTTGTATTAATTATCTAACAACGTGTAAATTACGAGTGGTCTTTCTACACCTTTCACTCTAATCGGATCCAGCTCTTTTAAGGTGTAATCTGACTTCAAGGCTGTGGTTCTCCCTATAATTAGATCTACACCAACTTCCTTACAACTTGACTCAAGCCTGGCAGCTTCATTTACCGGACTGCCTATGCAAGTGTAATCAAACCTAGTATCAGATCCCATATTTCCTACGATAGCTTCACCGCTATTTATTCCTATACCTATTGCAACTGGTGGTAATCCTTCTTCTTCTAGCTCTATGTTTAGATCCTCCATATTTTTTTGCATTTGTATAGCACACTCGATTGCTTTGCTTTCATGGTTCTCCAGATCCAAAGGAGCTGAAAAAACGGCCATAAGCGCATCGCCTATAAATTTATCTACCATTCCTCCATATTTTTTTACAGCCTCCACCTGGGCCGTTAAGGCTCGATTCATTATATAAGTTACATTTTCTGCGGACATTGACTCTGACATGGAAGTGAATCCCCGGACGTCGGTAAAAAGCACTGTAATGTATCGCCTGGATCCTCCGAGCTGGAGAAGATCCGGATTATCCTGGAGCTGTTGGATTTGGCGTGGATCTAGGTAATGTTCAAATTGCTTTTTGATCTGCTGTCTCAGTATGTATTCTTCTCTGTATTTCAGATAATACGACGTGCTACCAATAATAAATTGACTGATTAATGACCAGGTTACATCCAATAACAAACCATCTTGTATAGTGTAATAGCCAAATGTGGCCACAGAGCCGGCCGATATGCCAAAGTATATCAACCCTACACTCATGCTTAACTTTTGCGTTAGAAACCACGACATGAGCGCTAAGAGCACAAATATTGCTAACTCAGCTCCCAGGTGCCACTCAGGGATCCTGGGCGAGTCCTGGATCAATATTGACTCTGCTACAGCTGCTTGCAAATGGTGAGGGTACATCAAACCTTTGCTAGTGGGCACTTGAGGCATGATGCCGCCACCAGAGGTTCCTATTATGGTTATCTTGTCTTTGGCCTCGGATAAATCTTCCAAAGTAATAACAGGCGTATCAACATAAGAAATCCATTTTCTATGTGCTGAATCTACTGATATAGGTGGCAGTGATGGCACTCTTATCTCACCATCACTCATATTTATAATATAAGTGTCTTCTCCTGTAAGTTGTTTGAGGATCTCTATAGGAAAACTTGGCGCAAACCCGGTTTCTGTACGCAATAACAAAGGATATTGTCGTACCAGGCCATCAACATCTGTAGGAGCGGATGCTACACCCTGAGAGGCATTTGCTTTGAGTATATCGATGTTTTCTACTACACCCCTGGCCTCATATCCTCCTCCTGTATCTTCTCCTAGAATAACTGTACCGACTGTAGGAGGGTAGTTGCCTGTATCTGATTCAAACATAGCCAGGACAGAAGGACCATAGCTCAAGGCTTCTGCAAAGGCTTCGTCTCCTCCTAATCGATCCGGTTGTGGAAAGGTTAGGGCCCAGGCTTGTGAATAACTGCCGGCATTGAGTAGATCTACCTGGATCTCAGCTAATCTTCTCCTGGGTAAAGGCCAGCCACCTTCTTTTTCTATATCAGCTTCGGTTATGTCCAGGATAACAAAATTACCCGTAGGATCTTGTTCTTTTACAAAAGCATCAAATGTTTTGAGCTTGAGAATCTCTAAAGGTGTGAGTTGCATTAGCAAAGGCAGAGCCAAACCAATAAGTAGAGCTGGGAATATGTATTTTTTGTTCAATTTCCTTGCCTTATAGTTATTACGTTTGAGGATCCACCATTGACTTTAACAACGTGTTCTACCCCGTTTTGAAACAATATAAGAGTGTATGCGCTAGATCCATCTAAGTCTAGGCGATAGGTGTCTCCTACAGATCTACGAATACTAATCTGCTGGCCTGTAATAATCGTAGTTATCTGCGTATCTTTGTCCTGGCCAATATTAGTACCCGCTATAGTGATGCCGGTTGCTATTTGGTTCAGTTGATCCTCTTCTTCATCAAAAGCCAGGGCATCAATAACATTCAAAAGATCTTCTAAAAAATTAACATCTAAGTAGTTTATATCGAGCTCCGTAAAAGTGAGATCCTCCTCGTTATCCAAGAAGTCTTCTGCTAAGAAATCTATATCGAGGTCTGAAAATTCTAAATAATCTGCTGTGCCTTGTTGTTGTGTTTCTTCTACAAGATTCTCACGTTCTGGTGGAGGATTAACAATTAGCATGTTATCTATAAATTCTAGTGATATGTCTAGTGTTACGGGTTTGGATGGTACTTGGTTGTAAGTCATAGCTGTGGTTGCTTGATATGCTTG